CGTGGGACAGCGAGGACGAGCAGTTGCTGGTCCTCGAGATGATCAGGGGGAAACTCAAGGATCCGCACGCGCGCAATTATGCGTTCGCCAGCGAGATGTGGGTCACGAATGAGGACGCCAGGCGTCCAGCCGGCCTCAAGCCTTCGCAACACCCGAACCGGCGCGAGGCGGTCCTCATGCACGCCTTCAGCCGCGACGGCAAGGGCAAGGTGAAGATCTACCACGTCAAGCGCGACGGCAGGGGCGTCGTCACCGCCCTGGACGAAAACAAACCGGCTAGCGATGGTCTTTTTCAGGGCCGCATGCACAATCTGTTTGCCGACGAACGCACGCAGCATGCGGTCGTCCCTCGCGGCCGCGGCAAGGCGAAGTTCGACGCGAACACCACTCGTGTGCCGCTCAGCCATTGCCTCGACTGCGGCCGCGCGATCGATGCGGGCACGCCGACGCCCGACATGCCTGACGGTTCAGCCCCCCGACCCGGCGACGTGGCGATCTGCCTCAACTGCGCGCACATTATGGCCTACGCCGACAACCTCTCGGTGCGCCCCCTGACGGACGCCGAGATGGTCGAGGTCGCCGGCGATCCCGACATCGTGCGGGCGGTGAACGCGATCGGCGCATTGAACAAGCGGGAGCAGCGGCATGGGTGAGCATCAGTACGGCGACGCGCCGATCGAGCCGGAATATTACGACAGGATGGTCGCGCTCGCGAACGGCATCAACGAGATGTTGAATGGCGATCTGAAAGGCGACGCGCGCGAAACCGGCTTCGTGCTCCTGGTGTTTCCGTTCGGCGAGAAGGCCGGGCGCTGCAATTACATTTCGAATGGCGCTGCCCGGGAGGACATCGTCACGCTGTTCAAGGAGCAGATCAAGCGCTTCGAGGGCCAATGACGATCGATCCTGACACGATCATCCCGATCTCCGCCACCATTACGGTTCTCAACTTGATCCTTATCGCCGTATGCACTGTGATCTGTCGGCGGCGGGATCGAGGTTGAAGGCATGACGATCGGCCCCGGCAAATACGACGCAGAAGCCACATGGGTGCGCGAGCGCGCCAAGGCTTCTGGCGTGATCCTGATCGTGATCGGCGGCGATCGGGGCCAAGGCTTCGCCGCCCAGGCGACGCCGGAGATCACGGCTCGCCTGCCGGCGATGCTGCGCGACATCGCCGACCAGATCGAGGCTGACTTTTCAACAAAGGTCGATTGACGTTCTGAGGCGACAGGTTGTTATGTGTCGGGGGTTGGGCGGACGCCCGACACTCTCGACGATTGGACAATCATCATGCTCAAGCGATTTCTGGTTTCGACTGCAGCTCTGGCGCTCATGGCGGGCGCGGCCGAAGCGAGGCTGCAGCTCACCCTGACGAGCGGCGTCTCGACGTTCACATGCTTCGACGGCGAAGCCGGCTGCGATCTCGCGGGCGGCGCAAACAGCCTTTTGACCATCAACACGACGGTCGGCGCTTTCTTCGTCGCCGGCACGTTGTCGGGGTCGACGTTCGGGCCCGCCAACAATTTGCAGTTTTCGGCGTCCTCGATCGTCAACAACGGCCTTCTCGGGTCGATCAAGATGATCGTGTCCGACACGGGCTTCGCCGGTCCTGTCGGTCACGTCACCGAGAGCGGCTCGCTCACCTTCAACGCCAATCTGGGCGCGCCCGATTCGACCCTGGCGTGGTGGGCGGACCCGGCCGACGCGCAAGGGGCCGACCCCTTCGACACGCCAGGCGCGCTCCTGTTCCAGGCGTCGGGGCACGCGCTCAGCGACCCCGACAGCTTCGACGGCACGCACGAGGACGCCTTTGCTGCATCGGGGCCGTTCTCGATGACGGAGGCGGCATCGCTGACTTTAAGGGGCGGCGGCAGCGTCACGGGCTTCGACCAGTCGATGACCGCGAGCGGCGTTCCCGAACCCAGCGCCTGGGCGATGGTTTTGGCTGGATTTGGGTTTCTCAGCATTGTTGGCATTCGCAAGCGCACCCGCGAACGGCTGATTGCATAGGAGCTTTACGAATGGCGGCCGTTGGACGTTTGTTTCTACCGGTCGCTTAGGGAGGATGGAGCTCAAACCCCCGAGTTCCATCCTCCTGCTGTTGAATACAATGGTTGTGGATGGAAAAACGTGTTTGTAGCATCGTTTGTATGTTCAATTTTACCCGTGAGGTCAACAGTTTAATAGATAGTACATACATATATACACTAATATGTGTGTTGTGTTATATTGTATTATATATAGGGGAGTACATAGAGAAAGAGGATAATAGGTAGTTGATACGGAGAAGGTAGAGAAAATCGTGTTTTTTTGCATTTGTGTGTCGAAGAGGAGCGAGGTTTTTCATGTCTGAGGAGTTTTTCACACGCGAGACGTGGAGAGCGTCGAAAAAGGGCCGAATGCGGAAAAGGACAAAACCATGGGGCGGACGGAAGACGGCCCCGCCAGCGCTTCTCGAGGCGGGGAAGCGAACGCGGTTTGGGTCGGGCGTCCATCGGATCTGCAGCGCGATGAAGAAGGATGGTTCACCATGCGGCATGATCGCGCTTGGCGGCTTGAGCGTCTGCGGAGCGCACGGAGGGTTTCGGTCATGGCATCGGCAAGGAAAGCTTCAGCGAACGGGAAGAACAGCGCAAAGCGCGGCGGAGTTCAGGGCCGCAATGGTCGAGGGCCGATCGCCAGCGCCGGCGCTGGAGCTGACCAAGCTGCAGGAGTATCGGCAGGCGAACGATTGGACGAGGGCCAGGCTGGCGCGAGCGTGGGGCACGACAGCGTGGTTGCCGTTGATGCGGCAGTTGGCGAGCCAAGAAAATATTTCCGCTTGCGTTTGAAAGCTGAAGCAGCGCTTGAACTTCTGGTCACCGCGCCGGGCGTGCCCGCCAACGTCCGCGCCTCGGCCGTCCGCACCGCCCTCGAGCTCGTCGGGGCGATTGGTGCCCGGTCGAAAGACCAACGAGATCAAGAGGATGCAGCCACCGACCTGGACCCCGAGCGCTTGTCGGTCGAGGACATCGACCGGGAGATCGCCAAGCTGGGTCGGGTCTGACCAGGTGGGTGGGCGGGGGGATTAGGCCAGAGGGCGGCTGTGGTGTATCAACCATTTCAATCACATAGCCAGGATGTTGACGCCATGGCCACTGGCGTCTCACGCTGTGAAAGCCGCAATTGCCCCTCCGGCCCTCCCCGCTCGACCGCTCCCGCCAGTGCCTGGCCCGCCCACCAAAATTTCGCCCCGCATCAAAATTTCGCCCCGCAGGAGAATCGACTGGCGCAGGATAGCCTCCAGACGGCCCCAAGAAGCCCAAGGACGGCTTTCCCTGTTCAGCGGCCTCCCCAGGGCTTACGACCTTGTTCCTGGCCATGCTGTAGCCGCGCCAGGGCGTGCTGCGGGTGCTGCAGTCGATGATTGCGCGTCTCGTTCGCCGGCTGAAATGCCGGTTGCGGTGGTGCCCTGGCCACGTCGTTTCAGGAACCCACCAGGGCGTCATCCACATTGGCTGGCAGTGCGACATCTGCGGCAAGGTGAAATACTACAGCCCGGACAGGGCGCTGTGATGCTGACGCCAGGTCGTCACAACACCGGCTGGCCCAGGTTCAGTCTCACCGTCCAGACCGCCTCCAGCCCGCAAACCCACAGGATTTACGTGCGCTGCCAGGGCCAAATCGACACCCATGACGCGCGCGGGCCCGAATGGGAGGGCGTGCAGTATCGGCCCCTCAAACCCGCAGCCAACGGCGGCAGTTCACGGAACGTCCCGCGCACCCGCCCGTGAACCAAGACCCCCCGTTCTGTTCTCGGCGAAGCCGGCTTCCGTGAGCCGGGCGATCATCCGGTAGATCTCGAGCTCGGTCAGTTCGTCGCGCCACGCCCTGTCGGACATGCAGTGCGTCAGCATGCCGTTTTGCGCCCATCGCACGTCGCCTTCCGCCGCGGCGACCAACATCGGCCATAGCGTTTTGCAGTCCCGCCGGCGCTGCCGGAGACGCCACCAGCCCCGAAGCCATGCCCATGCCGCCATTTGCGCATGCCTGTGTTTGTCGTTAATGCTCCCCGCGGCCCAACCCCAGACGCCGCACAATGCCGTCGATCGCGCGCCCGCAGAAGGTTTACGATTTCACGGCTCACGCCCGCCGGCAACCCACCGCGCCCCCGCCCGGCGACCGCATCGACGCGCAGCTCCAGAACCATGCCGACGCCATCACGGCGGTGCAGGTTGCGGTCGAGAGGCTCGTGCAGAGCGCGCCGGCGATCGATCTCGACCTCGAGGCCCGCGTCGAAGCCAGGCGAACCATCGAGGGCGAGCTGGCCGACCTTCGCCGGCAGGTTCTCAACGCCGGTGGGCTTCTCTACGAGGCCAGGGTCGAGCTGGCCCGCGTCAGGGTCGACGCGGACCGCGCCCGCGACGTCGCCGACCGGGCGGAGGCCCGCCTGGCGGCGGTGCTTGAAGCGCGAGCCGAACCCCGCGCGCCCCCAGCCCCGGCGACCCCGGCGACCCCGACGCCCCCGATGCCTGTCGGCGTGCTGGGCCCGAACGCCGGCGGTTTCTTCGCCGGCGACGACGCCGGCGCTGCCGCCACGAGCGCCGATTACGCCCAGGTCAGCATCGAATGGGCCGAACACCTGCCCGACACCATCCCGCCCAACATCCTCGCCATCAACGCCATCAGCGGAGAGCACTGGTCGAGCCGGTGGTGGGCGATCCGCGCCGCCGGCGCGTTCGGGGCGCAGGCGATGTGGTACCAGGGCGCGTTCGGCGATCCCGGCCCGCCCACCACGCCGTTGACGCCGACCGGCGATCCGATCCCGCCCGGCGCGATGTACTGGAACACCGACCACAACCAGATGATGGTCTGGGACGGTTCGTCGTGGGCCGCTGTCGGCGTGCCCGCCGCGGCGAGTTCGTCGAGCCTGTTTTACGAGGCGATCGACGGCCAGACCCAATTCGCCACGACCGATCCCGACCTCCTCGGCCAGAGTTTCCAGTTGCGCCCTGACGGCACCAACGGCGTCAACGTTTTTCTCAATGGGATTCGGCTTACTTTCACGCGCGATTACGCCGTCGACGCGCCGACCTCGACCATTGCGCTCTCCACCCCCGCCATCGGCGGTTCGATCCTGGCGCTCGACGTGCTGGTGCCTCAAAAAGACATCGCGCCTGGCGGCGTCAGCATCCACAAGTGCCGCCCCCTCGCGCCTTTCGACGGCGTGACGACTGCGTTCGAGCTTCAGACGACGGACGGCGCGCTTCTCGTCGTGAACGGCTCGAACGAGCTTCTCGTGGTGCTGGACGGCGTCCAGCAGGAGCCGGGCGTCGATTACTCAGCGACTGGAGACACGCTCAGCTTCGCCGCCGCGCCGAACGCTGACGTGAAGAGTTTCATCCTCTGGTACACGCCGGTCAGCGAGCCCGCGCCATGACCACGACGCGCGCCCTCGACTTCGCCCGCTACATGCCGCCCGGCGACCCCGACCTCGGCGACACGATCACCGTCAGCGCCATCGACCCGCTCGCGACCGAGTGGACGGCGATGACGTCGGGCGGCGCGTTCGTGCCCGCCGCAAGCGGGCCCGGCCAGACCATCGTCTCGAACCCTGGCGCGCCCTTCATGTTCGGGCTCCAGAACGTCAGCGACCTCGCCCTCGACATGGGCGTTTTTTAAAAAGGCCAGATGAGCCATGACCAACAGGGTCCAGACGCTTCGTTCGTCGATGCCGGGGGCGCGCCCCTCCAGCCGCGCGCCGGGCGAATTGTTCGTGAATTTTCCCGACAGGCAACTCGGCGTGGTCGACAGCGCCAGCGCGCCGCTCGACCTGATCGCCGTCCGGTTCTTCTCGGCGGGCGCGAATTACGCTGTCGGCGATTGCGTCATGCAGGGCGGCAAGGTCTATCAGGCGACCGCCGCCATCGCGCCAGGCGCGTTCAATCCGGCGCAATGGACGGCGCTTTCGACGGCTGCCGATCTGGCGAGCGCGAACACGCAGATCAGGACTGACTTCGCCGCGGCGGACACAGCGACCCTGAACGCCGCCGAGAGCTATGCCGATGCTCACGACACGACGACGCTGAACTCGGCCAAGAGCTACGCCGACGCTGGCGACGCAACGACGCTTGGCTCAGCCAAGAGTTATGTTGATGCATTGCCAGTAGCGATGAACGACAACCGCATCATCAATGGCGACATGATGCGCGACCAGCGCAATAATGGGGCGATAGTGACGCCTGTAAATGGAGATTATGTCATCGACCGTTGGCGATGCGGCGCGGCGTTGACCGGGAAGATAACCACCGCGAGGGATGTAGCGGCTGCACCCGGATTGGTGGTTGGCGTTGGTTACCAATTTACAATCAACACCGCTGCTGCCTATACAGCAGCGGCGACCGAAGCTTTCCAAATCTATCAACCTATTGAAGCCAACCTAATTACTGATTTTGCGTTCGGCACAAATGGCGCGCAGCCTGTCACGCTGTCGTTTTGGGTCTGGTCTAAGACGCTTACCGGAACATTCAGTGGTTCTTTGTGCAACGCTGCTGGAACTCGGTCTTATCCGTTTGTCTTTCAAGTCCCGACTGCGGCGACATGGACGAAAGTGATTGTCACTATTCCCGGCGACACAGCGGGGGCGTGGGTTCTGCAAAGCAATGCGGCAGGGGTGCTTCTGCGCTTTGATCTTGGATCAGGCGCGAATTTTCGCGGGCCTGCGGGGGCGTGGGCGTCAGTTAACTATGTTGGCGCGGCTGGATCAGTAAGCCCGGTTGCGGTTGCGGGGCAGACAACAGTTTTCTCCAACGTTAAGCTTGAAATTGGCAGTGTCGCCACGCCGTTCAACCGCCAATCGCCTGCTAAGTTTTTGGCTGACTGCCAGCGATATTATCAGACCTTCCCTTATTCTATGTATACGTTTTCGCCAGCAACGGGGGTTTACGGCAACTTTTTTAATTTCCCGCCGATGCGCGCCACGCCGACTGCAACTGTTGTCTCCCCTGCGTATGGAAATGCATCGGCGGCGACCGCTGCTACCATGTCAATTCAAACCGGTACAACCACTATAACACAAACAGCAGCTGGCTATGCTTGGGCCAACTGGACCATGACTTTATCGGCGGAGCTTTGACCATGACTTACACGCAAGTCTGGGATCACATGAGCAACCAAGTCCACGATAGCCTGATTGTGCGCGACGAGGATCAAGCCTTTATCCCGTTCGATCCCGCCAATGTCGACTATCAGGCCTATCTCGCGTGGCTCGACGAGGGCAACGAGCCCGCGCCGCCGCCGGGCGATCCGACGCCGCTACCGTCGCCCGACAGCGAAGGGAACATGACATGCTGACCGCGACTGCTGGCGCAAAGCTCTTGTTTCTCGTGCTGCTCGGTCCTGTCGCCGCGCTCTACGATTTTGCGACCAACCCGAACGCGCCTCCCCAGATTTTTGTCGCGCAGTTCAACGAGGCTTTTCCCAATCGCCCGATCGAGCCGCGACCCGCGCCTCAACCGACGATCCACAAGCACGTCGTCATCACCCGTCCATGACCGCGCTCACCGAGCATTTCACTTTGGAGGAATTTACCGACAGCCAGACGGCTGCGCGGAAGGGCATCCGCAACATGCCGTCTGACCACAGCCGGGAGCGCAAGAATATCCAGCGTACCGCCGAGACGCTGGAGAAGGTTCGCGCAATCCTCGGCGACAAGCCCATTCTGGTCAGTTCCGGCTATCGCAGTCACCAAGTCAACGCGGCGGTGGGAGGGTCGAACAGCAGCGCCCACGTCTACGGGCTGGCGGTCGATTTCACCTGTCCCGGTTTCGGGACGCCGATTGAAATCTGCAAGGCGATCGAGCCGCACATGAAAGACCTCGGGATCGACCAGCTGATCCACGAATACAAGACTTGGGTGCATCTCGGCCTGAGTGCCGAGAAGCCGCGCCAGATCGCCCTGACGATCGACATGTCGGGCGTGCGAACCGGTTTCGTCTGACATGACCGTCGCCGATCTCGTCATCCCGCCGCCGACGCCGAAGATCTTCGATTATCCCGGCGCGGTCGGCGTCGCTTTCCTGGTCGTGTTCGTGACCGTGCTCCTGCTTGTCGCCGGCAAATTCGATCCGACGCAGGGCGCGCTGACCATTTCGCTGCTGGTGACGCTCGCCTTCATCGGCACAGTGGTGTTCTGCCTGTTTTTCACCGTCCCGCGAGACGAGACGACCGCCGCGATCGTCGGCGGCCTGACCGCGGCGTTCGGGGCGATCGTGGCCCACTGGCTGGGCCGGCCAAGGGAGTGATCTGATGGGCGCGACGCCACGACCTGACGAAGTGAAGTTTGTCGAGCAGCGCACGCGTGCTCTGGTGCGCGGCCAGCGTCCGCGCTTGCACAAGTTTGTCGGCTATGTTCCGCCGGCTCCGGTCAACACGACGCCGCCGGCGGTCACTGGCGTGGCCACGGTCGGTTCGAACCTGACCTGCAGCACTGGCGTGTGGACGGGCAGCCCGACGTCGTACACCTACGCCTGGTATCGCGGCGCGGTGCCGATCGCAGGCGCGACCAATGCGGTCTACGCCCTCGTCGGGGCTGACAGCGGCAACAGCGTCTCGTGTCGGGTGACCGCGCACAATGCAGGCGGCCAGGCGACACAAGCCAGCAATGCGGTCGCGGTGACCTGATGGCGACGTTTATCTGGCCGCCGGAAGTGCAGTGGCCGCCGCCGGCGCACATTCTGTTGAATTACGACGTCGTCTCCCCTGGCGGCGTCTTGCTCTCGTCCTTGCACGATCGTCGTGGGGATCGGGAAACTGAGGAGGAAGAAGCACATGCAGCCTTATCTCGCACTGATCACCCCGCTGAGCGGCGGACACCCTGATCAGGGTCTGCCGCCGCAGCCGGTCTATCCTGACCAGGGGTTGCCTGGTCAGCCGCCAGGCATCTGGCCTTCGCCCGGGCATCCAGCGCACCCGATCGCGCCTGGCGGTCGGCCGCCTGGCATCTGGGGCGGGCCGCCGAGCTACCCCGATCAGGGATTGCCTCCCGGCGGCAGCGTCGGCGTTTGGCCCTCTCCCGGCGTTCCCACCCACCCTTGGGTTCCCCCGGCTGGCGAGGAGCTTCCCCCGCCCCCAGAGGACATCGCCAACAGCTATGTCGTCGCGGTTTGGAACCCGACCAAGGCGGAATGGAGCGTCTCAGTCGCCGAAGGGGCCACTCCCAAGGCGGGCTAAAAGTGTAGGGTGTAGGGCCGCATCGATGTCGATGCGGCCAACCTCAAGGAGAAAGATCCATGGCCAGCCAACCGCAGCCGCCGGCCTCGCCGCAGCATCGGCAGTCGCATGCGCAGGAGCCCAGCCCCGATCTGCGCGAGCCGCAGAAATATGACCGCCCGCTGCCGCAGCCTGGCGACAGGAATTACGTCGTCGGCCAGCCGATCGACGACGCGGAGGCGGACAAGGTCGAGAAGGAGCAGCACGAGCGCTTCGCCGCCGCGCAAAAGGACAAGAGCCATGAAAAAGATTGATCCGAGAAGCCCCGGCGCGTCGAGCGCCGGCGACGACCATTGCGACCCGCACGGTCACGGCGTCGGTTCGGACAGCAGCGGCGGTCATGTCGGCATGGGCCGCGATGACGGCGGCAATTTCTCCAACAGCTCGTTCTCGCGCGGCGGCGTCAGCGAAGATGGCGACGCGATGGTGGCGAAGTACCGGCCCGGCAAAGGCGGAGGCGGCGGCTCGTCAGACGCCATCCCGTCCGGCTCCGAGCTGAACGAGGACGGCGACGGCTACGCTTGAACGCCGCCGATCGCCGGCTCCTGCTTCTCGACCGGAAGAAGGAGATCCTCAAATCGCGCGCCAGCCTGATTCCGTTCGCGCGCTACATGAGCCCCGACCCGGACAACCGGGTCGACGTTTTGCGCTCGTCGTATGAGGTTGCGCGCCACCACCGGGTGATCGGCGCGGCGCTTGAAGAAGTCGAGGCTGGGCGGATCAAGCGGCTGATGATCTCGTGCCCGCCGCGCCACGGCAAGACCAAGCTCGCCTCGATGCTGTTTCCGGCCTGGGCGGTCGGCCGCAACCCGCGCAAGTCGATCGTGTTCGCGACCTACAACGACAAGTTTGCCCAGGACATCGGCGGCGTCGTCAAGACGACAATGCAGTCGCCGCTTTACCGCCACGTCTTTCCAAAACTCGAGCTGCGCTACGGCGGCGCAGCCAATGATCGCTTGCGCGTCGTTAATGGCGGCGATCTGTTCTTTGTCGGCGTCGGCGGCACGCTGACCGGCCGTGGCGGCGACATCAACATCCTCGACGATCCGGTCAAGAACCGCAAAGAGGCTGACTCGCCGATCGTGCGCGAGGGGCTGTGGAACTGGTACAACAACGTCCTGCGCTACCGCATGATGACCCAGGACGCCGCCCTGGTGATCATCGCCACGCGCTGGAACGAAGACGACATCATCGGCCGCCACATCGACCCGACCAATCCCTATTACAACGAGGAAGAGGCGGCGACCTGGTCGATCATCAATCTGCCGGCGCTCGCCGAAGAGGACGACCCGCTTGGCCGGCCGATCGACCAGCCGTTGTGGCCGAGCCGTTTTGGCACGCAGTTTCTGCTCGATCAGCGCCGCGCCGACGCGCGCGGCTTCACCGCGCTCTACCAGGGCCGGCCGACGCCGGCGGAAGGATCGTTCTTCAAGAGCGACCACATTCGCATGTACAACAAGATGTCCGACCTGCCGCACCCGGATTCGCTGCGCTATTACGGAGCCAGCGACCTGGCCGTTTCCACGGGTCAGGAGAACGACAAGACGTGCCACATGGTCGTCGGCGTCGACCAGAATGACAACATCTGGGTCATGCCTGACATCGTGTGGGCGCGCCTGTCGAGCGACGTCTCGATCGAGGCGGTGATCAACCTGATGGCGAAATATCGTCCGATGCTGTGGTGGGGCGAGAAAGGGTCGATCTCGAAGTCGATCGGACCGTTTCTGCGCAAGCGCATGCTGGAGAAGCGGGTGTTCTGCTCGATCGACGAGATCGCGCCGATCGCCGACAAGCAGGCCCGCGCGCAATCGATCGCGGCGCGGATGAGCATGGGCCGGGTCTATTTTCCGCGCTTCACCCGGTGGTTCAGCGACGCGCACGACCAATTGCTAAAATTCCCCCATTCTGGTTTTGATGACTTCGTCGACACGCTGTCGCTCATCGGGCTCGGGCTGATGAAGCAGGTTCCGGCGCGCGGAAAGCCGAAGGCGCGGGAGGGGGCCCCGAAAGAGTTCACCCTGGCGTGGGTGAAGGAGAACACCAAGCGCGCCGAACGTGAGGCGCGCGCCACAATGGATGGCTGGTGATGCCTGGTCCCACAGACCCGACTCAAGCGGCAGTGCAGGGTTTATTCGGCACGCCTCAAGGCATTAGCGGCGCGCAGATCCTGCAGCAGGGCGAAGTCGAAGCGAAGATGATCGATCGCGAGCGGCCGGAACCGCCGCCGGCGCGCAAGGCGCTGGTCAAAGCCTGGGCGGCCGAAGTCAAACACGCCAAGAAGCACTGGAAGCCGGCCTTCGACCGGATGAAGGAGGACCAGGATTTCTGCCTCGGCAAGCAATGGTCGAAGAACCCGAAAGAGAAACGCTACGTCGCCAACATCACGTTGCGCGAGGTCACCCAGCGGGTGTCGTTCCTCTACGCCCGCAACCCGAAGGCGGTCGCCAAGCGCCGCGAGATGATCCTCAATACGGTGTGGGACGGCACCGAGCAGAGCCTGCAGGCGATCCAGCAAGCCGGCGAGATGGCGATGCAGAGCGGCGGCTTCGCCGGCGCGACCATGGGAGGGCCGCCAGCGCCCCCCGGCGCGCCCCCGGGCATGAATGCGCCTATGGGGCCTCCTGGCCTGCCCGGAGCTCCGCCAGGGCCCCCAGCGCCCGGCGGACCCCCTGGCGCGCCTCCGGGGTTGGGGGTTGCGCCGCCAGGGGCCAACCCGATGCTGCCGCAGATGCTGCAGCAGGGCATGGCGATTATCCAGGACGCCAGCCAGGTCAAACAGCAGACCGAGCTGCTGGACAAGATCGCCAAGACGCTTGAGCTGCTCTACGCCTACCAGGTCGGGCAACAGCTCCACCCGTTC